ACAGCGAACAATATCCAGTACAGTCTGATGCCCCTGAAGGTGCAGTAGAAAAAACTAGACTAGGTGTTCGTTATCCAGAACTTTTAGCATTTATTATAGCCGCGATATAAGGACATATCATCATGACTAACGAAGCAAAAGAAGCCGTAGACGTACTAGCGGCATCAACAGGACTTATGTCTTTAGCGGCTTGGTTGCCGCCTGTAGCCAGTATTTTTACTATTATCTGGTTAGGTATTCGTATCTATGAATCAGACACAGTACAGAAGATTGTACACAAAAGGTAAGTGCTTATGTTAAATCAGCTAATCGGACCTGTTTCAGGTTTACTTGACAAATTCATAGAGGATAAAGACAAGAAGAATGCTATCGCCTTTGAACTTTCGACAATGGCTGAAAAACACGCGCAGGAACTTGCGAAAGCGCAACTTGAAGTTAATAAGACAGAAGCGGCACACAGAAGCCTGTTTGTGTCGGGTTGGAGACCTGCTGTTGGTTGGACTTGTTGTATTGGACTTGCGAGTCAGTACATTCTTATCCCGATGGCAAATTTTGCGCTTGCTCTTGCCGATTCTACCATTGAAATCCCTGTACTAGATATGGCTACTATGATGCCAGTACTAATGGGTATGCTTGGTTTAGGTGCTATGCGGACTATAGAAAAGACTAAGAACGTACAGAGGGATAGATAATGGTTGCTAGACATCGAGGAAGCAGAACTCCCGCTGAGCTTCGTCAAGCAGAATACGAAAGAGGTCAGCGTGAAGAACAAGAACGTATAGCCCAAGAACGTGCAGACCGTAAAGCGTTAGAAGTAGAAAGACTACAACAGCTTGCTGACGCTCAGCCAGATGCTAGTTTGTTTCACGGTGAACCTTCATTTGATAGTAGCTTTGACCCGACTATGGGATACGGTGGTTCAGGGGTATACGCTAGACCCGCTACTGGTTGGAACTATGAAATGGACACACCAGAAATAACATACTATGAGATGTTTGGTGAACCTTCATTAGCAGATATAGATAAATTTGAAAAAGAGTTTGAAGAACTATTAGCGTCTGAGACATGGTCGCCTAACGAGAGAACACAACTAGAAGAAAAGCGGCAGTCGTTTTTAGCGGGAGAGATAAGCCCACGGTCTATGGAAGTTCAAGGTATGTACGCTACCTTTAATATAGACCAACGAGAAGAGTGGCAAAATAAACTAGAAGAAGCAGGTGTTGACAGTTATGTTCCTCGCGCTACTAATCTTACTGAAGCAAAGCAACACGCTGATGAAGTGTACATGGAAGTTTTACAAAACGATTATGATGAAAATCCAACAGACGAATTAGCACAGGCTATTGAACAAGGTCCTCTTGATTTTGACAAGGCTGAAGATGTAGAACTATACAACAGTCTTTCTGAAGACAGTATACAACGACAAGCCTTTGATGCACAAGGCGTAGTCGTAGAGGATTATCTAAACAGAACGCAAGGGGATGCTTTTGATTCTGAAAGTTTAGAGCAAGGTCAAACCTTTAGTTGGGGGTGGGGTAACAAAGCAGGAACAACCTTGTTAAACACAGGTACTATTGTAGGTGCGCCTGATGTTACTAATGATAATGTCACTTTTGGTGAGTTCGGTACACACGGCAGTTATTCTTATGACGATGCTCCTGAGCCTAATGATTTAACAAAAGCAGTTAATACTACTTTAGATGTTCTTAGCATAGTATACCCTGCTCTTGCTCCTGTTATTCAAGGAGTTAAAACCACAGTAAATACAGGAGACATTGAAGAAGGTTTTAAAACAGGAGTTAAGACTTTTGCGGTTAAAGAAATAGGGTCAGAACTAAACACAGGCGTTAAAGAAACTTTTGCAGATTTAGACATAGATTTATCTAATCTTCCTGAGCCTGTACAACAGGTTTTAGTAGAAACTACTGGCGGTGTGTTGTCAGGTCAAAGCGGAGAAGAGGCTCTTACAGCAGCGTTTAAAAATCAATTAACAGATGTTGTTGTTGATGATTTGAATTTAGATGAAGACCAGTTAGTTGCAGATATTAAAGACACGCTAGGTCTTGACCCTGACTTTGAACTTCCTGCACCTGTACAGAATATTGTAAACAACACAACAGATGCTTGGGTTGCAGGAGACTCTGCTTCAGACGCTTTTGATTCTTCTATAAAAAGTGGAGTTAAAGATTATGTAGGTGATGTAGCCGAGGATGTTGTAAAGGTAGGTGCAGGTGCAATTGCTGATGTACTTCCTGATATAGACATAGACTTTGAAACACCGCAGATTATAAAAGATGTCGGTAATGTAGCGGTAGATGTATTAAGACCACCATTAGAGTTCGTAGGTGAAACCTTTGAGCCAGTAATAGAAGCAGGTGAGCAAGTATTGTCAACAGCAGAAGACGTACTAGAGCCTGTTAAAGAAGTTGTAGAAACTGTAGGAGAGCCTATAGTAGATGCAGTAGACAAAGTTATAGATGCTGTGGACAGTCCTATAGGTGATGTATTAAAAACAGTAGTAGGAGGCTTAGGCGGTACAGGAGGCATGATGTCGGGGGCTAGGAAACCTTCACAGGTAGAAGGACTGTTTGACAAAGAGTTATTTAAATTTGACACAGAGATTAAGTCTACACAAAGAATGCTTAGTCCAACAAATACAAGAAGGTATGGATAATGACTTACTTACAACTAGTAAATAGTGTACTAAGAAGACTAAGAGAAGACGAAGTAACTACTGCTGTTGGTTCAACTGCTAGTGGCTACACTAAACTTATTGGTGACTTTGTTAATGATGCTAAACGTATCGTAGAGGATTCGTGGGACTGGTCTTCACTGCGTAATACGTTTACTATCAACACAGTAGCTAATACATTTAGTTATAATATAAACGGCACAGGTACAGCCAGTAAGACGCTAGATGTGATTAACGATACGTCTAACTTCTTTATGCGACAAGCTACTTCTTCGTATATGAACAGTGTTTTCTTAAACTCTGAACCACCTAAAGGCGCACCTAACTACTACGCTTGGAATGGTTTTAATGCTGACGGTTATTTAACTGTAGATGTATTTCCTATTCCTGACGGTGTATATACATTACGTTTTAACATGGTGGATAGAACAGCACCATTTACTGCTGATGCTACAGTACTTGGAGTACCATCAGCACCAGTGATTCAATATGCTGTTGCTTTAGCTTCCCGTGAACGTGGTGAGACAGGTGGTACATCAGCACAAGAACTATATGCTTTAGCTGACGCTACATTAGCTGATGCTATAGCTATGGACGCGGCACGATTCCCTTCTGAAACTGTATGGACGGCTTGCTAATGGCTCAAAAATTACAGACAATATCAATTAAGGCGGCAGGGTTTTCTGGTTTAAATACCGAAGACTCTCCTGTAACTATTGACCCGTCTTTTGCGGAGAAAGCAGAGAACGCTGTAATTGACAAACATGGTAGAGTAGCGGCACGTAAAGGTTGTGTGCCTATATCAACAACCAACTATGCTGTCTTTGATGGCAAGCCTGTTAAATCTCTGTTTGAGTTTGTAGACTATGACGGTATAAAAACTTTAGTATCTACAGGTAACAATAAAATAGTTACAGGCACAACTACTTTAGTTGACAAAACACCTGTAGGGACAACCATTACGGATGACAACTGGAAAATAGCTAGTTTAGCAAACAAGTGTTTTATGTTTCAACGTAATCACGAGCCATTGGTTATGACTGTTGGTTCAGGTGGTGCTGTTACTGTTGAAGAAATAAATGGTAGTTCGCATTCTAACGGTACACCTCCACAGGCTAACGAGGTTATAGCGGCATACGGTAAACTATGGGCGGCTGATGTAGCAGGTAACAAGCGTACAGTATATTGGTCTGACACGTTGATTGGTGGTCACTGGAATGGTGGTGCTTCAGGCTCACTAGACTTAACCAACGTATTCCCTAATGGTTACGATGAGATTGTAGCTTTGTCAGCACACAACGGCTTCTTAGTTATATTCTGTCGTAACTCTATTATTATATACTCTGGTGCAGAAAGCCCTGCCACTATGGTATTAAGTGATATTATTGAAGGTATTGGTTGTATTGAACGAGACTCTGTACAAAATATAGGTACTGATGTATTGTTCTTGTCCAACGAAGGTGTGCGTAGCTTAGGTAGGACAATACAAGAAAAGTCAAGTCCTGTGGGCAACATTAGTAAAAATGTACGTACAGATTTAATGGAATCTGTTAGGAATCATAGAGGCAATCTTAAAAGTGTATACAGTCCGCAGGATGCTTTTTATTTGCTGTCATTCCCTGAAGATAACATTGTATATTGTTTTGACTTGAGAAATTTACTACAAGATGGTTCAGCTAAAGCAACCACTTGGACAGGTTTAGTTCCAGATAGTTTGTTAGTGTTGTCTGACGATAGTTTATACTTAGGGATAAGTGTTTTTGACGACAATGCGGGAATATTTAAATACTCAGGATATAGGGATAGATTAAGTTTCGGGGCTGTTGAAGGTCTTTGTATATTTAAGTACGAAAGTACAGCAATGGACTTTGGTATTTCTTCTAATTTAAAGTTTCTTAAAAAGTTTGAAGCTACTATTGTAGGTAACGCAGGGGAGCAGTCAGGTCTTATATGGTACTGGGATTATGACAATAATAACTACAACAACATCGCATACTTACCAGAAGCAACGGAAGTTAATGCCGCAGAGTATAACATTTCTGAGTTCGGAATAAGCGGCTCGACACTTACTGTTCCTTTTGCTATAGACAATCAGGCAAAAAATGATGGTAGTTCTACAACACCTTACTTAGGAGAGTTTACATCAGCACCTAGTGCGAGTACATTAAATTCTATGTATTATAACTTAACAAGCAATAAACTGTTTTATTCAAATGGTTCTGCTTGGATTGAAGCAACAACAGTTAACAGTAACTTTGTTTCATCGGAATACACAACAGGGGTTTACATACAAACACCATCCGTCAACGCATCAGGTAGCGGTAAGGTTTTACAAGTAGGCATTAGCGCAATAATACAAGGCAAACCATACGCAGTACAAAGTATTGACATATCAGTTTTACTAGGGAGAACAAAATAAATGTCAAATTATTCTAAAACAACTAACTTCGGTGTCAAAAATAGTTTAATTTCTGGTACTGCGGATAAGAAACTCAACGGTGCTGAATTTGATACTGAGTTCAACGCTATTCAAACAGCCATTGCTACTAAAGCTGACTTAATAAGCCCTGCTTTAACAGGGAGTGCCACAGCAGTAAACTTTACAGTCTCAGGCACAACAACACTAGCAGGTACTTTAGCGGGTACTTTCACTATTGACGGAGGTACATTCTAATGGGTGCGTTTGAAGATTTCCTACAAGCGGGTGCAGGATACTACATGGGGCAAGAAGGCATTCAAGGTGCTAGAGACATGGGTCAGCGTGGTTACACAGAATCTATGGGTCTTGCTGAAGATGCCGCAGGTAAAGCTACGTTTCAACCCTTTACTGTTACTACAGGCTTAGGGCAAACAACTACTACACCTACTGGTGGTATAGACATTGGCTTGTCTCCTGAGCAACAGGCTCTACAGACGCAACTAATGGGTCAGGCACAGGGTTTGTTTGGTCAGGTAGGGGTAGACCCTAGTACAGCACAAGCTGACCTGTATGAGCAAATGAGAGCCGTACAACGCCCTGAGGAAGAACGTCAGCGTTTAGCCTTAGAAGAGCGTATGTTATCTCAAGGTCGTATGGGCTTACAGTCAGCGGCATACGGTGGTTCTTCACCAGAGTTGTTAGCACAAGAGACTGCTAGACAAGAAGCTATGGCTAGAGCAAACTTAGGTGCTAGGACACAATCTATAGCGGAACAAGCGCAAGCGTTGTCTTCAGCTAGTGGTTTGATGGGTCTAGGTTATATGCCACAACAGCAAGCCCTGAGTGCGTTAGGTGCGGGTACAAACGTAGCGGGACTAGCTGACATTGGTAGACGCACTGGCGCACAACTGTTTGGTCAGTTAGGTCAGTCAGGTGTTGAAGCCTTAATAGGTGGTGAAGACTTAGCTAACCGTTTACAGTTACAACAAATGCAGTCATTATCTGATTCTTTGTTTGGTAGACAACCTACAACACAAGAGCAAATCTTAGGTCAGCTTTTTGATGTAGACACCAGTGGTGATGGTGGGCTTATTGATTTAATAAGAAAGTACACTGACCCCTCATACGGTGAAGAAGGTTACGTTTATCATCCTTCAGAATACGATGAAGATTTTACAGGACCAACCCCGTTTTAATAGGAGACAACGATAATGGCTAACAGAGATATAGCAGGATTACTTACAGGCATTTCTAGTCAAAGCATTGACCCTTTGGCTACATTGACTCCTGACCAACAAAGATTACAAATGGGCGCACAAGCGGCACAACGCATGGGCGGTGGCTTACGTGGTTTAATGGGCGGTGGTCCTACAGTACAACAACAGCTTGCAACAGCAGTAGCGCAAAAGCAAAAAACAGACGAGCAAAAAAGATTAACACAGATAGAAAGACTAGCTGAAGCTTTGCCTCCTGAATACTCCTCACTAGCTACTGCGGTTAGAAACAGTATTGAAGGTTCTATACCTAAGGCTCTTGAAGTGTTAGGTAGGAAAAAAGAAACAACTCCTACAACTAAGCCAGACATTGTTAATCTAGTGGACACAAAAACTAACAAAACGGTAGGAACGGCTATAGAGAAAGACGGTCAGTTGTTTAAAATGGATGGTACAACTCCTATAAATCCTAAGGAGTTAGAAGGTTTTGGTATTTCGACTTCATACGTTAAACCATCAAGACCATTAGTAAGTACAGTGGCAGACCCTCAAGAAAAACTTGCGGCAGAACTGAGAGGCAAACTGTTTACTCCTTTAGAGACTATTGCTAAAAGCACAGCAGAAACCGCAAAGACAGCTATTGACGAAAAAAGAACTGCTGAAATGGCTTTAGCGGCTGTAGACGCCAATGCTGTTACTGGTGCAGTATCTGCTATAGGTTTTGATTTAGCACAAATTGGTCAAGACGTGTTTCAGAACTTAGGCATTGCAGTACCAGAGGGTTGGTCTAATCTAACAAACTCTAAAGCGCAATATCAAACGATTTCTGCACAGGCTTTAAAACCGCAAATTGAAAAACAAGGTAAAGGATTTACTGACAAAGATAGAGAGTTTTTCTTAAAAGATGTACTACCTAGCTATAAACAAGCGTGGCAGTTTAATGAACTTTCTGGTAACTTACAGCGAGAAGGTGCTATATTAAAAATAGCTGAAGCAGGTTTTGCTAATAACCGTAAAGCATGGCACGTTTCTAACGATAAAACACCTTCTCAGGCTCACTCTGTTGTGTGGGATGATTACTTAACTAAACTACCTCATAATAAACTAAAGAAAAATGCTAAAAAAATGGTAGGTGGTAAAGAAGTTACTTATGATAAATATCATACTATAAATGATGACGGTCAACTATGGCAATATTGGTCTTATGGTAAAACCCCTACAGGATTTACTGTGCTAGACGCTGACGGAAATACTGTAGATTACACATTTTATGAACTAAATAACCTTGAGGGTTTTGAGGGTAAAACAGCTAGAGAAGTTTTGCAACTGTTAGATGCTAATAACCGATTATCAGGGGCTATTTACAAATGACAATTAAACATAATTTAGGTTTAACCTTTCCGACAGAAGACGAGGAAATAACCCGTATTCCTCATAATTTAGGTTTAGATTTTCCCAATGAAACAATACATGAGTTAGATACTAAAGAACGTCTAACCGTATTGCCTGAGTTAGGTGGTGAAGATACCCCTCCTAGAAACAAGGGTTTCTTTGAAGAGGTAGGCGAAGACATTGAAAGGACACTGTCTCCTTTTACTTATCCTGTTCTTGAGGTTATGAATGCGTTTAATACCCACGTAGGCGGTACTTTATATGACGCGGCTGTACGCGCTCCTTACTTAATAGGTTCTACTGGTTATGAAAATATAAAGAATATGGTACAAGCTGTTGATTCTTCTGATATAGACTTTGAATGGGAAGCGGGTCAAAACTTAACTATACCTGAAGTGCTTAAAAATCAAAGCTATGTTAGTGACCCAGATATGGCTGATTACTACGATAAAGTAGGTCTGTATACTAGTTTAGGTGTAGGCACTAACGCTGTTGCGGCTAAACATATAAGTAATTTAGGTAAGGGTTTGTTTCAGTTTAACAAGAAAGGAGCAAGACTTAACCCTGTTACAGGGAAGCCTATGACGGGAGTTGAAGGGACTAGAGCAAGCATTACTAGAGACTTAGCAAACAACCCGTTGAGAACAGAGGTAGACTTAGCTGTACGTATGGCTACTGGTGGTTATGTGGCTTCAGAACTAACAGGCTCAGACAGTCTTGCTGTTAGTTTACCCGCAGAGATTGCCGCAGGTATATTCAGAAGGTCTCCTACTTATTATGATTTAAACACAGGTGTGACCCGCAACGCTGACACAGGTGTAGAAGTTCTTAATAAAAACACTCTAAGTTTGTTTGAAAAGAAATATGGTGTTGATAACTTAAGACTTGCTTCTGGTCGTGTAAGAGAAAGTGCTACAGACCCTTATGAAGCACATTTAGCTTTAGAAGCCGCAGAGAGCGCAAGCAAAGCAGGTGGAGTAGAAAACCATTTGTCTGTTGCACAGAATATGGATGATTCAGGGCTATTGGTTTTAGAAAGAGCATTGGCTGTTGAAGACCCCGCTTTCGCAGGAAGTATTAATGACCAAATAGACCAAGCACAATATTCTTTGACTCAAGAGTTAAGTAAGCTACTTAATCCTGAAACAGGTACATACAACTGGGAAGCAATAGAAAAACTACTTCCTCAGATAGAAAAAGACTTACTGTCAGGGGTTGACGATAGGGTTCGTATTGCTAGAGAAAACCTAGAATCCCTGTTGCCCTTGTACAATGGCGATGTTACAAAGATGTCAAAAGAGTTTAACAAAGAGTTTAAAAAAGTATTTGATGATATAAGCAAGCAAGAAGATGCTTTATGGAAGCCCATTAACGATAGTGGCTTTCAGATTAATGTTGTTCCCTTTAAACGTGCAATATTAGATATAGTTAAAAACTCTAATAGAGAGACTAACTTACCTGCTGAAAAGTTTGCTGAGTTTTTAGGTATGGGTTTAATGCGTACAGATAAGGGATGGCAAACTGTGCCACTTCGTATGAAAGGAAGTAAACAACTTAAAAAAATGCCTCCTGTTATTTTTCCTAAAGTACCTATGGGTGACGAGCAAAGCCCGCAGGTAATGAAGACAATACGTACAGTACTTAATGAAATGGTACGTGACCCTAACATAAGTGTTGACAAAGACTCTGCTGTAAAGGCACAACAAGCCGCTGTAGATATTTTAACTAATAACTTAGATAATGTTCCTAAATCCTTTAGAGACTCTTATTTAGCCGCTACATCTTACTCTAAGAAGGTGCACGATACTTTCGGAAGAGGAACTGTAATGCCTAAAGTTATCAAAGCAGTACCAGAGAAAAAACTAGAGACTGCTGTAGGCGGTGCAACTAAAAGTGAAACAGATATAAACGTAGTAGCTAGGGAGTTTGAAGAAGTATTTAATTTGACAACCCCTGCTAGTGATGCGGCACAGTCCAGTATGCTTAAGTCCGCTGAGGCTATGTTCTTGGCTAAGTTTGCACAACAAGTTGATGCTAGTGACTTAGCTACGTTTGATGCGTTCATAGCACAACACAAGACTTGGTTCAAGCGTTTTCCTGAAGTAGGTAACATGATTAAGGACGCTAGGAAAAAGGCTGTCAAAGCGGGAGCGTCTGTTAAGAACGCAGAGTTAAAAGCTGAAGCCGCTAGATTAGATGTGTTTGTAGGCTTGACTGGTAAGTCTCCTAACGAAATTATGGATGTTGTCCTTAAAAGTTCTAATCCTTTAACTAACGCTAGAAGACTTAAGGCTAAGTTAGGTCAAGACCCACGTGCTTTAGAGGTGTTCCAAGACGGAATATCCAGACGTATTGTTGGTCAAGCTATGGATAGTATAGCGGCACAGGTAAAAGGTGGCGGTAAAATAGATGTTGTTAAAGTATCTAAACTAAACCAAAGCCTTAAAGAACTAGACCCTTTAGTACAGGTTTTTAAATCTAAAGGTCAGATGGAGGGTCTTGATATGCTTCTCCGTCAGTTTAAATCCTTAGAGAAAGCATTGTCTGCTAAAGGTGCTAAGGGGGAGGATTATAAAATACCAGTGGGAATGGGATTAGCGGCTAAGTTAGGAGGTCTTAAAGCAGTAAACTATATTTTCGGTTCTTCTTCCATTGTACTAGCAGGTGCTACCTCTAAAACAGCAGAGACTATAGTTAAAAATCTTACCTATGGTAATGCGTCAAAAATAATGATGGAGGCTTATAAAAACCCAGAGTTAATGAAAATACTTCTTAGTAGAGACATTACAGAGGCTCAACTTAAGAAACTTAACTCAGGACAGTTCCAAACAGGAAGGACGTTATATAGGGGCTTAGTAGGTCTTACTCAAGAAGAAGAATAACAAAAGGGGGCATTGCGCCCCCTTAGTTTTACCTATGCTATTTCACACGCTCCTCCGACACACGCTAGTTCCTGAGAACCTGTAGTGTTGTCCTCCTTCTCAAAGTGTTCTAGGTCTTCCCATTTAATATCAACTGGCATAGCCGCTAGTAACTCCTCATACTTCTCAGCGGTTATGTCCTCATACGGGGCTTGCTGATACACATGGTCACTAACTGGCAACAAACTAATACCACTGACCGAATCAAAGTTATCCCATATCCACTGTGCTATTTGCAGGAACTCACTATCTGTATAATAAACAGTGATACTTGGCTTATGTTCACACCAGTGGTCTTGATACTTCTTCCAAACTCTTAGCTGTTCCATAGCACCTACCTGCTTTACTGTGGTACTGCTCTCAGGTGACTTGATTGGAAAGCCAAAGACTAACGAAGACTTACTCATTACGTCATCTTCCACAGGGAAACCTGCGGCTGTCATGTACTGAGCAAGCGGGTCTTTCTTGTCTGAACGTACTCTACGAATGTAATGTTTAGAAAAACGGGGATGTATGCCACTAGCAGAATCAACAAGCTGAGACACAGTACCGCTTGGCTTAACACAAGTAATAGCCGCAGACTGATTAATGCCAAGTTTGTCAGCCCATTCTTTATTAGTTTTAACTGCAACATCCTTCATCTCCTCTAACCACTTATCTAGGTCTGGTGAATCTTTACCCAGTAAATAGTGGTCACATATACCCGTTAAACTAACACCTAATAGTGCTTCTTCTTCTGTATTCTTTTTCCATACGTTGCGTAGGTAGCGGAAATCAGTCAAGGTAGCCTGTAGGGTTCCGATAATGGAAGCTACTTCAACTTTCTTTTTAAGACTAACTAAATCGTCCTGTGCGCGTATAACGACCTCAGATAGGTTACAGAACTGATTACTGCGTAGGATAATCTCAGAGCAAGGGTTAGTTCCAAAGTCCTGCTCAGAGTCTCTCCGTCCGTTCTTAGCGGCTATCTTCTGTGCCGCCACACGACTAAAGATACCACGCTCTCCTGCCTTACTGTCGTACATGGTGTGCATCTCAGTAAGGAATGACTCAAAGTCTGGCTTCTCTGTGTAAGCTACGCTGTTGTTAGCCAGTCTACGTTGTCCTTCATCCATCCACCACTGACCAGACTTAGCCTTAGCCATACGTGGGTCTGATAGGTTTGACAAACTAATCAATGCTGACCTGCGTACACCACCGACAACTACAATGTCTGCAATCTTACATACAACATCGTGACACTCAATGCTCGTTAGCTTACGTCCTGATGCCTTCTGGAATATACCCACACAGAAGTTAAACAAATCCTCAAGAGGCTCTGCACCACTAGCACGACCACCGAATGTCTTAAGTCTAGCACCTGATGGACGTACCTTGTGCATATCCCACTTAGGTATCTTACCTGCGTACAGCATAGCAATCAACTCACGGAATGCACTAGCCCATCCAATCTTGCTGTCGGCTACTACAATGGTGCTGTCAGTCTCATGGAATGACTCAGCAATGACAGGTAGCTTGGTAATGAAGTTACGTTCAACACTAAAGCCTACTCCAGTACCACACATAAGGACGTACATAAGTTCATCAAAGCTACGTGGTGAGTCAATGTGTAGATAACTACAGTTAAACCCTGCTACGTTGTCCTTGTCCAATGCCTCACCTGCTGTCATCATACAACGCATACTGGGCATTACTTCTAGGTTATGGATAGCGTTGAACAACTGTAGTGCTGTCTTCTCGTTTATCTGACCACGTTCCTTCCAGAAGTCTACGTATCGGTTGACTGTCTCATCCCATCGCTCTCGTCTGCCTTCCTCAGGTAGCCAACGTGCATAGCGGGACTTATGTATAAACTCTTGGTACTGATTCATTTCTATTCTTCTCCTGTTTCTAGGCACGCAGAGCAATGTGTTGTGTCCGTGTGTTCTGTTTCACTATAAGGGTCGAAACCCTCTAGCCTTGAGCCGTGACAAACCTCACAGCCTGTTATTAACTCCCCGTATTCATCTAAAAAACTCCAATCTGTAGGCATTATTTCCTATCCTCTTCCTTCTTTTTGTCTTTAGGTTTCTGTTGTGTTTTGTTAAAGATTGCGTCCCAGTTACTAGCAAACTTCTTAGTATCTTTGGTAGGTCTCTGGGCTGAACCCTTACCGTACTGTGTCTGTCCCCTCATTCCTCCACCTCCGATATAAGTTTATTCAAGTACCACTGTGCTTTCTCTAAGTCCTGTAGTGCTTTATCTTTACGTTCATACCGCCACAGGTACTTCATGGTGTTGCCCTTGAGATAACCCTTGAATGCGTCTGGTGTCATAGACTCTTCTATAGCTTCAATACATTCAACCTTACCGTAGTTGTAGTGACTAGGACTGTTGACCACATCTTCATTCTTAGTCACAAAGTCTTCGTACTTCTTAACTAAAGCAGGGTGTTTATCTCTAAGTCTGTCCCAGTCTGCGGGACTTGCATCATCAATGCTCATAATCATCCTCCGTAAATAAGTCTCTATTCCTAATTAATCTATCCTCGAAAGCCTCTAGCAAGTCCTCAACTGAGATGTCCAAAGCCTCAACTACTAACACCGCATCGTAGTCCCTTGCTACTGCTTCCTTGAGTTCCTCTAATGTATGTGACATTACTTCATCTTCCCTTCTACGTATTTGACAAGTTCTTGAGCAGTGCTGAGTGTGTAGTGCTTCATACCTTCCTTAACACACCATTGACCCATTGTAATCTTACCGCCCTTCCGTACCTTCTTATGTTCGTTAGACAGTAAGAATACTAATTCGTAACCATCTTCTATTATTGTATCACGAATTGACTTATATTTCAAGGTGTCACCTACACGAAAGAAACCTTTTACTTCCACTACTGTCTTACTTGGTTCGTGTACAAAGTCTGGCATATAGGTTCTGAACACTGTGTAGGGCATACCGTATGGTTCATAGTCAAAGCCTTTACGTTTAACCTCCTTTGAGAACTCCTTCTCCAACGCTGACCTGAACTTACCGTTAGTCTTCCGTGGTTTATATTTGCTCAAGGTTAATCTCCTGTACTCTAGGCTCGTTGACTACTTCGCTAAGGAACTTCGGACCATACGAATAGGCAAAGGCTCTTAGTTCTGGATAGCAATGCTTCTTGTACTGACAGTAGGAACACTTGATGCCTAGCTTCATGTTACCCGACTTACCATCTGGTACTGTCTTGGTACATAACTCAGTAGGCTCATCTCCCTTAACCATCTCCTTAACGTGCTTAATACGCTCTCTAATGTCTCCCTTGATGTGTTCGTGTATAGGGGCTTGGGTATCCTCTAGGTCGTACTTAAGTACCGCGAGATGACCGTTGGCTTTGTCCATCGCTAACCAACCGAACTCAGTCTCACCACAGGCGTGGGCGTATGCTTTAATCTGGTCAACATAACCAAAGGCATCGTCCATAGCAAGTGTACCGTCCTTGAACTTCTTGAACCCGAAGGAACTGGCTGACTTAACGTCCACAACAAGCCCGTCAATCTTACAGTCCATGTGTCCCTTGATACCCTCTACTTCACATACACGTTGCTCATCTGATACTTCGTGTCCTGCCATGCGTGTCATAAACAACAGCATCTCTTCAATCAAGTGACCATACATAAACTTAATGTAGGTAGCAGGTTTAATCTCTTCC